CTTTGATTTATATAAACTTTTGAACACGAAGAAATGTGGCGAAGCACAGTAAGAAGGAGAATGATTATGGCACTATCAAGAAAGTTTTTATCCGCACTTGGCATTGATGCGGATAAGATCGATGAAATTATCAATGCTCATACAGATACGGTTAATGCCCTTAAAGAAGAAAGGGATAGTTTCAAGGAAAAGGCAGAAAAGGTTGATTCCCTGGAAAAGGACCTTGCAGATGCTAAAAAGCAGATTGAAGGATTCAATAAGGAAGATTCATACAAAGTAAAGTATGAAGCACTTAAGACAGATTTTGACGATTATAAGAAGGGAATCGAAGCAGAGAAGACCAAAGGTGAAAAGGCGAAAGCTTATAAGGAACTTTTGAAGGAAATCGGTATTTCCGAGAAGCATATCGAATCGGTATCAAAACTTGCAGAACTTGACAAGATTAATCTTGATAAGGAAGGCAAGATTGAAGGCATTGATGATTTGAAGAAATCTTTAACAGATGAATGGTCTGATTTCATCGTTAAGAAAGGTTCAAAGGGTGCCGATGTTGCAGATCCACCGGCAAATGGTGGTACAAAGAAAACAAAAGAAGAGATTCTTGCTATCAAGGACACGGCAGAAAGACAGAAAGCCATGTATGAAAACAAGGAACTTTTCATTGAGTAAGAAAAGGAGATGTAATTATGGCGGCATTAGATAATTTAACAAAATCAAATGACATGAAGAAGATTCGTGAAGTAGATTTCGTATCACAGTTCACACATTCAAGCTTACAGAAGTTAATCGAAGTTCTTGGAGTTACAAGAAAGATTCCTATGATGGAAGGAACAACAATGTATGTTCTTACTACCACAGGTGAACTTGCAAACGATGGAACAGTAGCAGAAGGTGAAGTTATTCCGTTATCACACTTCGAGCAGACAAAGACACCTGTTGGTGAAATCACACTTAAGAAGTGGAGAAAGGGAGTATCCGCAGAAGCAATCAAGAAGAGCGGATATCAGGCGGCCGTAAATGATACGGATGCGAAGCTTCTTTCACTTGTACAGAATGGTGTAAGAAGTGATCTTTTCGGATTCCTTAATGGAACAATCACAGGTTCAACACAGGTTGTAGGTGCAGGACTTCAAAAGGCACTTGCAAACGCTTGGGGCCAGCTTCAGGTTCTTTTCGAAGATGATACCGCACAGGCGGTTTACTTCGTAAATCCTCTTGATATTGCTGATTACCTTGGCGGTGCAACAATTTCAGTACAGACCGCATTCGGCATGAACTATGTTGAAGATTTCCTTGGTCTTGGAACTGTTATTATGTCTTCAAGAGTTACCCAGGGTACATTCGTTGCAACCGCAAAAGAGAACCTTATCATGTATTATCTCACAATGAATGGGGATCTTGCAGAAGCATTTAACCTTACTTCCGATGAACTTGGATACATCGGTATTAATTCCGGTTATCAGAATAACGAGAGAGCGCAGATTGAATCTCTTGTAATGGATGGAATTCAATTCATGGTTGAGTACGCAGGTGGTGTTGTCAAGGGCACCATCGATGATTCTTTTTAACCGATCTTACCGTAGCTCCCGATGATGACGATGCTACATATCCTTGGACAGACAAGAAACCTGCTGATTTCCAGGATGATATCGTTGTTAACGATGGTAAGATTAGCGGAGCATTAACATTCATCGAAGGTGGTCTTTCACCTTCAGGACCATTAGCCGGTGACGGATATTCCTTGCATTGAAGTTTAGCAACTTCGCAAGTGGTCTTACTTATGAGAATGTTAAAGTCGGTCTTGTTCCTTCCGCAAGCGGTATGGAACTTGTAACACTTGATTCCGATAAGAATGCGGTATTCAAGGTTACCGACAAGAACAATCAGAAACTCAAGGTGGTACAGGCAGATAACGTAGGACATAGAAATGTTCAATTGTTTGACCTGTCAACACTCACATTGGAGGATACCGGAGCATGATGTATCGAGTGATAAAAGCATTCACAGATTTGCAGGATAACAACCATAAGTACCATACGGGGGAGCAATTCCCCCGTGATGGTGTTAAGGTTTCTAAATCAAGATTGGAAGAGTTATTAAGCAATCGTAATAGAAGGCACGAGCCGATGATTGAAGAAGTTGCCGAAGAAGAAAAAGTCGAACCAAAATCCGAGCCAAAGACCACAAAGAAGAAGGTTAAGAATGTTAAGTGAGATTTGCAAGGAAATAAATAATTACTTCGATAGGGGTATGCCACATTTTCACGGAGTAACAACCATTGAAAACGGCATAATAACCGATGCAGATTTTGTTGAAGCGATAAAGCCAAACCAATACTTTTGCATTAAGGGTTCTGTATTCAACGATGGTGTGCATAAGAACGATGATAGCTTGAAACTTACCGATGAAATATTCATTGGAGAAGTAAGGCTTATGGCTATCCCAAAGGATGTAATTGAATTATCCAACAAGATTGATGCTTGGATGGAAAAGTATTCCGATATGGTGGATTCACCATATACAAGCGAATCTTTCGGAGAATATTCTTATTCGAAGGCGAGTGGTTCAAAGGATTCGAGCAATCCAACATGGCAAAGCGTCTTTAAAAATGAATTATTAAGGTGGAAGAAAATATGTCTTTATTAACCGAATCATATGAAGATTGCGTTATGATGGATAAGTCAACAATCCCGGATGGTTATGGCGGATTCACAACAACTTGGACGGAAGGCGCACCTTTTAAGGCAGGAATAGTTTATAATTCTTCTATTCAAGGAAGGATTGCAGAACAAAGCGGTGTCACATCGCTATATACGATTGCGACAACTAAAAACATAAACTTACAATATCACGATGTGTTTAAGCGCATTGAAGATGGAAAAATCTTCCGTGTAACATCGGATGGTGACGATAATAAGACACCAAAAAGTGCGGCCCTTAATGCTCGTGAAGTAAGTGCAGAAGAATGGGGGTTATCCGATGACGAAATCACAAGCGATTAGAGAATTTTTTAATTCTTTTGGAGTAGAAGCTTATGAAGAAAGTACCGTTCCGGATAAAACCCTTTTTCCATATATCACATATTCGGAAGTAGATGGAGAAGAATTCATCATTAGTGCAAGTGTATGGGATAAATCGACATCTTGGAAGAAGGTTATGGATATAACCGATGCTATCGCTAAACGATTAGGCGAGTTCGGATATATCACAATTCCTTTTGATGGCGGTTATTATATGTTGTACCAGGAAGAACCATTCTACCAAAGAATGAGTGATGAAGACAGAACAATTAGAAGGATATATCTTAATATAGGCGGAAAACGTCTTGCAAGATATTAGGAAGGAGATAAAAAATGGGAAGATTTACCGTTATTCCACAGAACACATTTAGCGGATTACAACTTGACGCAGGTGTTTTGTTAAAAAGATTTAATCCGAACAATCCCGTAATTTCAGATTCGGATCTTATATGTGCAACCACGGGCGGAATTAATCCGACTTGTGTTCCGACTTATAGCGATATGGGTGAGGATGTTGATAATGTGCCGAACAATATGAAGGAATTCAAGCACCTTGATTCTTGGGATTGTGCTTTGGCAACAACATCGCTCGGAACTACACCGGAATTAATTAAATTAGCACTTGGATGCGCAGATATTGACGGAGAAACAAAGATTATTCCAAGAGCAGATTTAAAGCAAAGCGACTTTTCGGATCTTTGGTGGGTAGGCGATAGAGCCGATGGCGGATTCGTTGCAATTCAGCTTAAGAATGCACTTTCAACAGGTGGATTTTCATTACAGACCACAAAGAATGGAAAGGGTACAATTGCATTAACAATCACCGGTCATGTTTCAATTGAAAATCAGAAGGAAGTTCCAATGGTATTCTATTCAATGGATCCTTCGGAAATTGAATATTGGAGCGTTAAGCAGATATTAAGCCATGTAACAAGTTCATTCACGGATACCACAATTACCAATGGAGATCCGCTTGAAGCTACATTGACTGTAGACGATGGATATGTGATTCAAAACACTGTAGTTCTTATGAACGGAGAAGATATCACAGATGATGTTCTTGTAAGTAATGTGGTTACAATCGCAAGCGTAACCGGAGATGTTCAGATTATTTGCACGGCAACAGAAGGAGTATAAAAGATGAAGAATTTAACCAATTGCACACCTATTGAATTTCTTAAGCAGACAAATCGCATTAGACATTCGGTAGAGAAGTGGCTTAAGGTGACGGATATTATGAACATTAAGAATTCGTTACCGACCTTCGTTGAAATCAACGATGATATGAGCGAAGAAGAGAGAAAAGAAAAAGCAGATATCAACAAGGAACTTGTGAGAGAGCAGAACAAGAAGAAGCTTTCGTTAATCCTGGATAGATGCTTGGACGAACACGCAGAAGAAACACTTGAATTGATGGCTTTAATGTGTTTTGTCGAACCGGAGCATATTAACGAGCATTCCGCTATGGAATATCTTAAGGAAGTTACGGAAATGATTTCCAATAAGGATGTATTGGATTTTTTCTCATCATTGATACGATTGGGGCAGACAGATTTGGGCAATATCTCATTGGGATAGACTTAAATATGCTTGAAATAATTGGAAGGGG